CTGCACGGTGAACTGCGTGGTGGCGGTGTCGTATGCGGGCTGGTTGTAGCCCTTGTCCGATTCCTCCACCATGAAAAAGCCCGCGTCGTACATGGCGGCGCGGATGCGGTCGGCGGTGTCGGTGGGGTCGATATCGCTCCAGAGATTGAGATACACATAGGTGCGGTAGGCCGTCACCCGATCGTCCTGATGGGCGGCCTCCGTGGTGGTGGTGGAATACACGGCGTACTGCGTAGGCGGGTTCTGGCTTGGGCCGGTCGCGCGCCACACGCCCGCCATGACGGGGATGCCGATTTCTTTGAGGGCTTCCTGGACCTGTCTCAGCCGCTCACCCCCTTGGAGAGCGATGCCTTCAGGCCCAGATACGTGCGCTTGAAGGCGTACTCGCCCAGGGTGGAAATGTCCCACTTCTCGCCCCGGAACCGCACCCACATGCCGGGTTTGATGTCGTCCCGGTAGCGGATGGTGAAGTTGATCACCTGCTCGGTGTTCATCACGTCCGCGGCGCGGTAGTGCTGGTTGCCCGCGTCCACCACGCTGGCCCATGTCCTGCAGACCACGATGTCGTTCGGCTCAGGATAGCCGTTTTCGTTGACGGTGTTTTCGGTGTAGCCGATCTCCACCAGATGGCGAAGATCGCCGGGATGCGGATCGGATTCAAAGTTCTTGTAACCCCGCAAGCAGCTTCACCCCGCTTTCTTTCAAAATGTTTTCAGAACATCTTTTCGGGATCGCGATAGGGGTAGAGCAGGTTCTGAAAGGCCAGCATCATGGTGCCATACGTCGTGCGGTCGGGCACATCCCGGTTTTCGTAGTAGAAGCTCACAAAGAGCAGCACCGCCAGGCGCACAGGCTCAGGCGCTTCCTCGGAAAACGGCACGCGGCAGTAATCCTCCGCGACGGCCTGTGCCTGACGGATCAGGCTTTCCAGATAGGCGTCCTCCGCGTCGTGGTCGATGCGCAGGTGGGCCTTGACTTCACAAAGCGTCACGATCACGGGGCATCACCGGAGGGCTCCCGCATGAGGCCCGCCTCGCGCAGCGCGTGCAGCAGGGCATTGAAGTCCGCGCGCAGGGCGGCGACAGTTGCCGCTTCGCTTTCCGCGATATAGGGCAAACTGGCTCCGCCGCCAGGGGGCAAATCGAACAGTCCCTCCGCGCCCTCGACCGTCGCGCCGGGCAGGAAGGTCAGCTTGCCGCCGACAACCCATTCGTTTCCGCCGTGCGCGTGAAAGTTTCTTGCCGTGTGGTCCATGCGTTCTCATCCTCCTTACGCGCTCTTCATGGCCAGACACTTGACGCCCTCCGTCTGTACCAGCCGCCCATCCACGCGCTGGGTGACACGGAAGCCCACCTGCCCGGTGGCCGCGTAGAGCTCGCTTAGCCGCTGCATGGAGCGGCCCTCGCGGTCGGCAATCCAGTAACTGGAGAGATCGCCGAAGAGAATGGGCTTGGCCGACGCGGCGATGGTCGGCATGTGCGTGGAGGTGACCAGCCGGTAGCCCAGCAGCCTGTCCGGCTCGCCCTCCTTCATGCCCGGCTGCCAGAGGTACTGCGAGTTGCCGTCCTTGAGCTTGCGGATGGCCTTGATGGTCGAATCGTGCATGAGGAACACCGCGCGCTTGCGGTAGGGGGCCTTGAGAGAGTAGATCAGGTCGAGCAGCTCGTCGGAGGTGAGCGCGGTGGCGCTGGCCGCGGTCACGCCGGTCGCCGCGCCGTTGGTGTCGTTCAGGAGGCCGTAGGGCTTGCCGGAGCCATCGCCGCTGATGAACGCCGCCTCCTCGGCGTCGCCCACGCGGCGGGCGAACTCGGTGGCGATGTAGCTTTCGATGTCGAACACGCTGTCCTGCAGAAGCTCGTCGGACACCTTGATCATAGACGCGATCTTGTGCGCCCCGATGGTGATCTGCCCGAAGGCGTCATCGGACTCGGGAATCGTGCCCTCCTCCTCGACCCAGCTGGCCGTGCCGTGGGAGGCCACCAGCGGAATCTTGCGGTCGCCGGAAGCGGTGCGGATGATCTTGCACAGCGTGCGCAGCCTGTTTTCCTCCTGCAGCGCGTCCACCAGCGTGCGCTCGTACTCGTCGGGAACGAGGTAGCCGCCTTCGCTGTCGGTGCCGATCTGCAGCGCGTTCTGCACGGAAAAATGGCCGCCGCGGCTTCGCATGGCGGTCCAGAAGGCCGACTTGTACTCGTCGGAGCCGCGGCCCGTGCGCTGGCCGGGGCGGCTTTCCGGGCGGGAGGCCAGCGGCGATGCGGTCGGCGCGTTCATCTCGCGTTCCAGCGCATCGGCGCGTTCCGCGCGCTCGATGGCGTGGCCCAGATCGACCACCTCCTGCTCCATGCGCTCGTACTGCGCCGTGTCCTCGGCGGAGAGCATGCCGTTTTCGTCCTGATGCTCGCTGAGGAAGACTTTCGCCCTGTCCCAGATCTCGCCGCGCTTCCTGCGCATGTCATGGATGTTGTTCATGGGGATTCCTCCTTATCGTTTCGTAGGGGTAATGAGCGCCAGCCGCTTTTGCAACTGAATGGCAGGTGTTCCAATGCTTGGGGATGCCTGTGCACAGCTTGCGGCAGCGCTTGCGCTTACACCGCGGGCGGGCCGCCAGCGGTCCAGCCAGTTCTGTGCCTTTGCCTTGGCGACCGCAAGGCTGGTTTCATGAGAAAAGGCAGCGTTGATCACCCCGCTGCCCATGTCCACGATGCCGTCAATGAAGCCGTCCTGAAGCGCCTGTCCCGCGTCCATCCAGGTGGTATCGCGCATCATGGCGCCGATCTCGTCCCGCGCCTTCCGACAGCGCCTGGCGTAGACGTTGAGGATGCTTTCCTTGCATGCTTTGAGCAGGCGGACGGCCTCCTCCAGATCCCGCTCGTTGCCCCAGACCATGACGCCGGGGTCGTGGATCATCCACAGGGAACCGGGGGTCATCTCCAGCCGGTCGGCCGCCATGGCCAGCACCGTGGCCGCCGAGGCCGCCGTGCCGGAGACGATGATGTGGACGCTGCCGGGATAGGCGCGCAGGTCGTCGAACATCCGCACCGCTGCGTTGCAGGAACCGCCGTAGCTGTTGAGGAAAATGCGCAGGTCCCCGTGCGCTTCCTCGCCCTCCGGGTAGAGCATCCCGTGCAGCGCTTCGGGCGTGATCTCGTCGCCGAACCACGCCTCGTCGTCGATGTAGCCGTTCAAGTGCATGTCTCTCAAGTGTCATCACCTTCTTTCTGCTTCTTTCCCTCCGCCGGCTGTTCCGTCGGCCCGGGCACGCCCAGCCCCGCCTGGCTGATGGGAATCATGTTGCCGTTGACCAGATAGGTGTCCCCGCCCTCCTCCGCGGCGATGGGGTTGAGGTTTTCCAGCGCGCGGATGTCGTTGGCGCTCATCCAGCCGTTCTGCCGGGCGATGGCGTAGCCCTCCATGCGGCTCTTGTAGTCGCCACGCATCAGGCCGTCGATGTTGAACTGCACATAAAAACGCCCCTTCTCGTTTGGCGGGATCAGGGCGCGGTTGACCGCCTGCTCGATGCGCACCAGCCAGGGGCGGATGGTGTGGACGGCAAAGGAGATGTTCTGGCTCTCGATGTTGGAAAACGTCGCCCGTTCCAGATCGCCGATCATGTGCGGCGGCACGCGGAAGATGCGGCAGATCTCCGTGACCTGGAACTTGCGGGTTTCGAGGAACTGCGCCTCGTTGTTGGGCATGGACAGGGGCGTAAACGTCATGCCTTCCTCCAGCACCGCCACGCGCCCGGTGTTTCCCGAGCCGCCGTAGGCCGCGTTCCAGCTGGCGCGCAGGGCGGCGGGGTCCTTCACCGTATTGGGGTGCGTGAGGATGCCCGAGGGCCGCGCGCCGTTGGCAAAGAACCTGCTGCCGTACTCCTCTGCCGCGATGCCAAGGCCGATGGCCGCCTTTTCCAGCGCGATGGGGCTATACCCCATGATGCCGTCAAAGCCGAGGCCAGGGATGTGCAGCACGTCCTCCGGCGCGAGATACGCGAGCTTTCCGTCGGAGGTCGTATAGGTGTAGGTCAGTTTTCCCCTGCTGTCCCGGTCCACGGCCATGTGATCGGGCAGCAGCGGATACAGCCCCATGATGCCACTGCGGCCCGAGCGGAGGATCTGGCAATAGCTGTTGCCGTACAGGAGCAAATGGCTGAGCATCGTTTCCCGCCAGACGAAGCTGGTCATCTCGGCATTCGGCTCGTCGTGCAGCAGGCGGTAGAGCGGGTGCTCGCCGGCCTTTCGGCTGCCCGTGTCGGTTGCCTCGTACACATGCAGCGGCAGGCTGGCGACGGTCTCGGCGATGACCCGCACGCAGGCGTACACCGCGGAAACCTGGATGGCCGAGGTTGGGGTGACGGATTTCCCGGAAAGGCTCGCGCCGTAGTAAAAGCCGGGCGCGGCGGAGACGGCGTCCCGAGGGGATGTCCGCCTGTCGGGCTTGTCCCGGGCGCGGAACAGGCCAGGAAATGGATTTTTCATAAAAGCCTCCTGATTGCAGGCATGAAAAAAGCACCTCATTGCTGAGATGCCTTTCTATCGTTTCATCTTTGGCCTATAAAGAATT